CTGTATCATTTGCTGCTTCGAACATGTACTTAACCATGTTCTTGTAGGGAATCTGATAGAGAGAGGACTTATCCTCATGATCACCTGGTAGGAAACCAATCTCTCTGGTAGCTACCAGAGACCTCACCAGATAGACCTGATCATAGGATGGTGTTGCTTTGAGACAGTCAAAGAGACCTTTGTAGAGAGCACAGAAGGTCTTACCTGTTCCTGCTGCTCCATAGATGAAGAGGTGTTTACCTTCATCCCATGCTTTAAAAACCTTACTTTGGTTCTCTGTCAAGGGTTCAACCTTAACCATTCTGTCGGTGTTGATGGCTTGTCTCTTCTTGACATTAGCCCTCTTCTTCACTGCCATTAGTACTTCTCAGTAATAGATCTATTGGTTGGGGCTGCACGTTTCACACCAGCCATGACCTCCTTCCATCCGGGGTGGGTCTTCATAAGTTTATTTTGCCAGTCACCTACCTCTTGTGCAGAGGCAACACCCTTACTCCAATCCTTTTGCCAGTCAGGGTTCTCTTCCTTCCACTTGTCATACTCTTGCATTGTCATCCAGAGTTCTTGTTCTTCTCCGGTTTCCTTATGCTTAACGGGATAATGTGGCATTAGTTTGGTGTCTCCTCTGGGTTATAACCCCAGTCTAGGGCAGTGTAAATGTCAGGGAACACCGATTGGAATACCTCTCGGCACTGCTCAGCGATGTCCATGTGTTCCTGTTGAGTACCATGGGCACTCCTCAGGTTGATGTAATGAATCCATGAGCGACATGTGCCTGTCATATAAAGACGGGTATTAGTAGCCAGAGGAAGAACAAAACGGGCACACTCTTTAGCAACACCAACGTCAATAAGATTGTTATACAGATCCAGAGAACGATCAAAGTGATTTTCAATCTTCTGTTGATAGTCTGCCACCAACCCTGGTGGGAGATTCGAGATAGAGTTCTGACGATTCTTTTCGTCTTGTCTGCGAAGATCTGGCGTAGTGATGCCGCCAAGTTCATTACTGTTGGCATAACGTTGTGAGAACTCTTGGAAGGTAAAGGATCTGTGACGTAAAATCTGTGCTGCCAATCCTCTAGTAGTGTTAATCTCCAGAGTCATTGAGGCAGTCTCAAAGATACTCCAGTGCTGGTGCTTGATGCAGTAACGCAACAGACCTGCGGCAGTCCTAAAGTTCTCTTGATTGTGTGGGTTGCTGACGCGTGCCACATAGGAGATGACATCCTGGGGAGACTTACCCTCCAGTTCACCTGCTCCTGTCGTGTGACTGATCAGCTTCACGCTTGACATAACCAAATCCTTGTTGTGATTTCTTGTGTAGTTTCTTGAGCCTGCGTTGCTCTTTCATTTCACCAAGTTGACGTCTCATGTACATCAACTCTTCATCTGAGTACATCGATGCCTTAGTGTCATCGTTAAGTACTTTCTTCACGAGTTTCATCGTGTGTTTAAGACTCCCCATTTGGTAGCTCCGGTGGTGTATCTGGTTGAGGAGGAGGACCAGGGTTATAAGATGAATTAATACCTGCTTCGAAGTCGTCCTTTACATGTTTAGTGTATTCACATACGCCCTCTAGCATTTCACGCTGACGATCAGTCCAACCGCATTTTTCATTGGCGAGTTGTCTTTCGATGAAATCTCTCATCAGTTGATACATCAGTCTGCTTCTCCATCCTCGTCGTTGGTTTGTTCATATTTTAGCACTTCATCATAATCTATGTTAAGAGTATAACAAGAAGTGTCGCTATGGATTTCGGAATCCAATTCGTCTGCGATCCCCCTAAGGAGATCGCGAATCGCTTTAAGCCTCGTCGGGTTCATCTTGCAGCCTCAGTTCTGGGAAGGCATCAATCACATTTTGCTTTGTGATTTTATATTTAGAAGTCAGATCTTTATCTTTAATAAGATCCATTACTGTAGCTTCATCAGGATGCAATCCTTCTAGGAGTTGTAACCAGAGATTCTCTTTCTTGAGTTGTTGAATGCGAGGACGCGTGGTTCCAGAACAACCGTAGTAGACAACTCCATTCACTCTCTTAGCAATGAACTTCTCAATCAGTCTATGTTCTGTATACATGTACTGATGATCTACACCTTTGGGTCTTTCCTGTGGTGTGTATGGTGTCTGTCCACTAGGGAAGCAGAACCTTACAGATTTGGCAAAGTTGCAGAGGAGAAGTTTGGTCAGAGCAGGAGACTTGTACTCCTGTAGGATCTCAATCTTCTGAGCCCTTGTCTTTGCATTTGATACTCGCTGAAAGACTTCTGACATCAGAGTCTTGTTTACGGGGAGTTTGGGTGTTGCTGGGCGGGGCATAATAATTAACTAAATTCGTCAATGAGATCAACAATGTTATTGCTGATAAAGTATTGGAAGTTGATGTGAGGATTCGTACGATACCCACAGTAGTGGGAAGTGATACGATCTGTGACTGCCTCAGGTATCTTAGAGAAGTCAATCAGTTCTGAGTTGCGTTTCCAGTTGCGAAGACGAATGAAATTTGTAAACTCGCTTGGGTCCATGCTCGCCAGAGAAGATATCTTCTCTCTACTCATCTTCTTTTGGGGTTTATTCATACAGATTGCGTCGTCGCAAGTAAGAATATTGGGTATCCCATCCGACCTATCTCCGCGAATGATGTGCTCTTGGAGATACTTCACTGGGTCTGGATCCTCAATCCACCGGTTCCGAATCGGATCGTACTGCTTTACTAAAGGATACTTGTGAAGCTGAATGAAATCCTTATCAGCAGAGAGTATGAGGATGGGCTCTGGGTTGTTGCTGGTTGCATTACGTTTCACTAAGGAAGCGATGATGTCGTCAGCCTCAGCTCCATCAACTTGGAGAACATGGAACGGAAAATTGTCCCGTAGTTCATCCCGTATTTTATTTAGTACGGAAAACACCTGGTTCCAATCGTACTTACTCGCTTCACGTTCCTGCTTACGATTCATTTTGTAGTAAGGAAACACTCCACGACGCCAATAATTCTTATCGTCGTAGCAGAGAACCATCTGCCCGAACTCTCCTTTGAACTTCCGTTGAATCCTACCTACGACTCGAACGATAGATCTACGAATGGAATCAATGTTGATCCCATCCTCAATCTTGTTTCTAATCATCAGATGCGAGATGGCAATCTGATTTGCGTCCACCAAAATCATGGGTGTACCCTTGTCTCTCCATGTATTATGGCATAAAAAAGGGAGGGAATCAATCCCTCCCGTCCACTTAATCCATTGTCACATCACCAGGATTGAAATCTTCTGGATCATATCCAGGTTCAAAACTGACATTCATATATTCACCTCTGTAAACATCCCCGTCCTCATCAAATAATTCCGGGTGAGGATTCTTCTCGAAGAGTTCCTCATAGTCGTGTTCCACGTAGTTGATGTGGGCTGTGAACATTGCCTGTCCAATCCATCCGAGGATGGCCCCAACCATCAACACTGTGATATACAATGCAGAGAGTATAAAGACCGTCATAACCTACTCCTTTGAGTTTACTTTGAATGATAAAGTAATCTGTTTTGAGAAAACTTTGAAAGAAATTTTGTACTTAAAATCCTCCTGTACTTCTTCTTTGGGTTTAGGAATCATCAAATCGAAACCACGATTAAACATGTTTTCGTTCCATAAGGTATCTAACGGTGTCTTTCATCCCTCCAATCTTCTGGTTCTCGTGGATAACCTGTGGGAATGAGGATTGGTGTCCAAACTTAATGATGAATTCTTGTTTAGAGTAGTCATCGTTGAGTGTAAACTTCTCATATGAGATGTGTTTACTATCCATGAACTCAACAAGTCTATCACAGAAACCACATCCTTTCTTGGAGTAGATGTAAAACTTCGAGTCTGCTGACATAAAAATACAGGTGAGATACTCACCTGTAGTTATAATAGTTTTGTTGTCTAATGCTAATCTACCTCAATCATTGGTGATCAATTGAGGGATCGTCTGACATCACTGCTGCCAGACAGAAGGAACCAATAAGGATGACGGCAACGATTCCGAAGCCCATCACCAGATGCCAGGAATGATTTGTCCTGTAACAGCGTAGCTACCGATGGCTGCTACGACGCCGAGCATAGCTGCCCAGCCATTAAAACGTTCTGCTCTTTCGTTCATCAAACTACTCCAAAGAAAAGGTTACCTGTGGTGGCATAGGAAACTAGAAGGGCTACGAAACCCATCATAGCCCAGCGGCCGTTTGTCTTCTCAGCCTTCTCAGCATAGGTTTCAAGGCCGTAGCGCTCTTGATCTTCCTTGCTGATGTACATGCGAGGCTCTTTGGCCCACATGTTGTTCTGTCCGTACTCATTTGTGGTTGTTGTCATAGTGTATAAGAAACTTAACACAGTTTATTTATAACACAGTGTGTAGTAATTGTAAAGTTGTCAGAGGATGCACACTAATATAGGGATTGCGAGCGTTAGAAACGCGATGATGCCGCCGCCGAAGTAAGTCTTCAGCGACGGCCATGGACTGTGGTAATTCATCTGGGGTTAAAGAAACCTACCGTCTCCGCAATCTCTTTTAGGTCCTGCCTGATTGGGTAGTGTCGCAGGCAGCGACTGGCATTCTTTCTTATCTTGGCAGGTATCCGTGGGTACTTTGCCGGGTCGATAAGGTCGCAGAGGAATTTGTAAGTCTCCTTTAGGGAGTGATACTCTTTCTCGTCAATCATCAAATACTTTACATTGCGGCGCCGAAGGGTGTTGATCACAGAAGACATCCAGTTGCTTGTCCTGGTGTCTGGTGTGCCAGTCGTCGATGGTTGCCTCGTTGGGGTCAACCTCGTCCTCCTCGTGGGGAACGTTGCCGTGGAAATCCACAGCGTACTCTCTGTACTTGTCGAACTCTTCGGGTTTGATTCTCACTTTCAT